GGCGCCCACCGCGAACCCATCCGGGACGCGGCAATGCTGCCTGATCCAACCGTCAGCAAGGTCACCCAGGGTAGGGAAGTCGATGCGCGTCACCTCGGTGGCGCGAGTCATCGGTCATCCCCTCAAGCGGCGCACAGGAGCCAAGTACGGCTCGTCCGAAGCCTCGTCACGGTCCTCACGACGGGCCGTGACCTCATCGGCCGCAATCGCCCAGCCGTTCTCCTTGAGACCGGCCGGCGTCAAGCCAAGATCCGCACGCCACTGGCGGATGCGCTCAAACAGGGTCGCAGGGGAATCCTGCGCCTCCGCACGCACCTGCAAGCGGACAAGCTCACCAATTGCCTGCCAGCGCCACGCAGCAGTAGCCCACGCCGCAGCCTGAGGAGTGCGCCAAAGCGACTCCCAAACCTCGAGCTCACGGTCAGTGCAACCCGGCAACGGGAAGTCAGGCACGGGGCCAGTGAAACCCTCAGCAGGCAAGGCCGTAAACGACAACCCGCGGCGGTCAGAACGACCAGACGACGGGTCCGGCGCAGGGCCAGACCGATTCCGTGCACCACCACTAGCCATCGCTCATCACTCCTCGCCGCATTGCGCAGCATCGGGGGTCAGCACCCGCATTGCGCAGGGCCGAGGTCGAAGGTCTTGAACCCTCCGGACCGGTCAGACACCTCACCGGCGGTGTCCTGTCGTGTGGTCAAAGGGGGTCACCCCCCACCAAAACGGACACCCTTTCGACCGGGTCTGTCCGTTTCGCACCGTCCGATATGGTGCGTGATGTCCGCTTCGAGACCATGCTTCATCGTTCAGTCGCGAGCGTTCCAACCGCCTGGTGATGTGTGTGCGGTGTGCTTGTCATGGCATGGCTTGCACAGTCCGCGTCCACGTGCCGGGTCGTTGGGGTCTAGGCCCAGCTCGACCAGGTCCCGTCGTTCGATCGGGTAGTGGTCAGCAACGGTGGACCACGCCACCTTGCACACCACGCAGTAGGGGTTGCGGAGTAGCACCTCCTCCCGGAAGAGGATGCGGTGTCCGGCTGTCCGGTATGGGTTGCCTTCGGGTCTGCGCTTGGTGTCTGCCGCTGCTCGACACTCGGGGCATCTGCCCTTGCCGGGGTGGAGGGTGGGGCAGCCTGGGGTACTGCATACCCGGTAGCCCATGCGCCCTCCGTGGTGCACCCCTCACTCGCCGGCCGTGTGCCCCTCGTGGGTGGCTGTGTGGTGCCGGGTGGGGGAGTTGGTGTTGCGCCTGGTACGGGGTTCGAACCCGCAGCCTCCCGCTCGACAGGCGGGTGCACTATCCGGTTGTGCTAACCAGGCTTGGCACACCCACCAGGAGTCGAACCTGGGCTTCCGGTTTTGGAGACCGGCGTGCTTCCGTAACACTTTGGGCATTCGGTGCCAGCCACGGGTCCGCTAGTGCGGGGCCCTGCTGGCTCTTGGTCTGTGCGCCGCAACCGTCCGGATGGGTCATGACCAAGCCGCCGAACCGCAATGGCGGCCGGGAATGGTTCGCGCTCGCACGCGAAAGCCCCGGCTGTGAAACCAGTGGGTTTCGACCGGGGCCTTGGGTGGACGAGGTCCACGTTACTAAGGTACGTGATTCAAACGGGTTGTGCAAGTGTCTGCAAACACGGATAGCGCCCCACCGTGGCCGAAGCCAGGTGGGGCGCTATTCATGCGTTGTCGCTGGGGTCGAAGATGACACGTGCGGGAAGTCGGATCTCGCTTGATGCCCGCAGCGACGGACTGAGGAATCCGAGCCACGCCGACTCGACTGTTCGGTCCAGGAGCAATCCGTGGCGCTGGTGGAGCTCCATGTCGGCGTCGATGATGCACGCCCGGTCGGGCAGCGTGTCGAGCTGGGCGTGGGTCGTGACTTCGCGCTTCGTCATGACTCGATGAGTTCGTAGTCGTCCTCGGACTTGGCCTGTTCGGGGAACAGTTCGCTCGGCGTGGTCCACTCGCCGAACTCGTACTCAGCGAATCCGGGGGCGTAGGGGAAGTTGCCTTCCTCGAATGCCTTCTCGACGGCGGCATCCCCGTCGTCGGCCTCGATTTCGACGTAGGCCGATGCGACCGTCTGGATGTAGACGCGGAACTTGGGCATGGCTACTTCTTCCTTCCTGCGAGGGTGATGGCGTCTTCGAGGCGGTAGAGGTCTTCCTCTTGCGGCTTGAGTTTGCCGCGGTTGATCCAGGTTTGGATGGTGCGGTAGGGGGTGTCGTGTCCGAGGCGCTTCAACGCGGTGACGATTTCGGGGCGGGTGAGTAGCACGGTTTCGGCTTGGTCTTTGAGCCAAGCGTATTGCCCGTTGGGTGTCCAGGTGTTGCCGCAGCGTGGGCAGGTCCCGGACGTGGTGTTGTCTTGGGCGTAGATTTCGCCGTCGCAGTCGGGTGTGGTGCAGGGTCCGAGGTGGCGTTGGGGGTTGGTGTTGCGGAGTGCTTGGTCGGTCTTGCGGCGGTAGCGCTGGGTGGCGTGGAGGAAGTCGTCGATGCCGTCCCATGCTTCGTGGTGGGTGGCGAGGTGACGGAGTGCGGCGGTGTCGCTGAACCCGAGGTCGTGCGTGATGCCGGCGTGGGTTTCGAGCTGGCTGACTGCCCACCATGCCCATGACCGGATCTCGTCGAGGAGGTCGAGGACGTGCAGGTTGATGGGTGCTTGCGGGTCGCCTGAGGTTTGGACGGTGATTTTGTCGGTGGGTGTGGACTTGAGGCCGCCGAGTTGGTGTTGGAGGTCGGGCCAGTGTCGGGCGATGTGGTTGAGGTTGTCGCGGGCGTCGAGTGTGCTCACTTATCTGCCCCCAAGATCGGGTGCCAGATCGAAAGCGTGGTGCGAGCGCGCTCAGCCAGCCAGACCCGGACTTGCTCCTCGTCGTCGGGGGTGACAAGGACCTCAACGGAAGATGTGAAGGCCTTCCGCTGCATGACGTAGAACAGCGACAGCACGTGGCTCTCCGCACCATTGGGGTAGTCCTCGGGGTGCTCGAGGTGCCACGCGTTCCAGTCCCATCGGAAGAGAAGGTTCAGGTCGGGGTCGCCGTCGTAGAGCAAGTTCCCGTCCTCCGTGAACTCCTCCCATGAGTCGAAGGTGGCGTGGTGCCCAGTTGCGTAGAAGTTGCCCTCGGCGCAGTAGTAGGGGTGGTCGGATTCCCAGAGGTGTGTCATGTGTGCCTTCCTGGGGCATGTGTGAGGCCCCGCTGGTGTGGCGGGGCCTGGGGTGTGTGTTCGTGGCTTGTGGGGGCGCGCGGGTGGATCTACGTGGCCTTACCCCAGACGATGACGCGGTGGCCGTCGCGGTATTCGACATGTGCGCGGCCGGTCCGGATCGCAACCCAGGTGTAGGCCTTCTTGCCGAGCGTGGTGGCGAGGCCGACGATGGCGAGGAGGATCACCACGGCGACGACTGCGATGCCTAGGTATGGGTGCGGCATGTGGTCAGTCTCCCGTCTTCCCGTCGAGGATGGCGAGCACGTTGCGGAGGTTGTGCACCGGCCAGCCCTCCTCGCTGTCTCCGTGCTCGAACTTGGCGATCTCGTCGAGGATGCCCCGCCGCACCTTGTCGAGCTTGCCCCGCGCCGCATCCCGCTCGATGGACTCCGAGACTGCGCGCATCGCCTCGAAGTTGGCTCGTCGCTCGGCTTGCTGCACACGCTCGACCAGAGCGCGCAGCACCCGCGGCGTTTTCAGGATGTGCTCAGCCGCTGATCCCGGAGGCGCGGTGCTCGCGAGCCGTGTCGCTTCGTCCAGCAGGTCGTCGGTCATGGTGTCTCCTGGGGCTCGTACAGCACGCGGGCGGGGAGGCGAACATACTCGGCCTGTCGCGCGCGCTTCCCGCCTGCCACGTTCCAGGCGGTGCCGATCTTCTGCCAGACCCTCCCGACCTCGGTGAGCACGACGACGCCCACAGGTAGTGCGTCGAGTTCGGTCACGGTGGTGACGACGCGTGTGCGGGTCGCGGCCTCATGCCCAGCGACGTAGCCGTCCTCGAACCCGTCTCGCCAGCCTTCGTTGCGAGTGTGCTGGTACTCGGTGAGGTCGCCCGTCTCGGGTCGGCGCTTCTCGGCTTCGGCTCGCGCCTGCTCGTGGATGCTCATGCGCCCTCCCTCGCGATCCGAACGGCCTCGATCATCCCCGCGAGGAAGATGTCGACCTCGCCATCCGCCGCCTCCACGATGTTGCGTGCGATGCGTTCGCGCTCCTCGGCCCGCACGACGTCGTCGTGAGCGGCGAGCGCGCGGCGGAGTGTCTTGGCGCTGCCGTCTGGGAGTAGTTCATCGATTGCTTCGATGACCTCTTCCATGCTCGGCGTGAACACGAACAGGTCTGACGCTTTGCTCATCGGTCGTCTCCCTTCTCGATCTGGGATGCGCGCCAGAGTGCTTCGGCCGCCTTCTCCGCGAGTGCGTCGGGCTGGTTCGGGCTGGGTGCGGGGTGGTCAGTCATCACTCCACCTCCCACGCGGCGATGCTCAGTTCACCGAACCGCGGGCCAGGCTCGTTCGCGTCGATCCACTCCTGAGCCTTCTGGTCGGTCGAGAACGCCCCGAGGATGGTGACGCCCTCCTCGTTCGCGACGCTCTCCACTACCAGGTACACGTACTCGCTCATCGGTCGGTCTCCTTCGGGGTCAGTGCGTCCGTGACCGCGCGGACGGTCGGGCACGGCCAGAGGACGGTGCGGCACTCCGCGCAGAGGTCGATGCCGAGCCCATCAGTCTTGAAGTGCAGGTCGAGTGCGGCGGTGAGGGCTGCGACCAGGCGCTCGGTGTTCTGCTCAACGTCGACCAGCAGTTGCGCGACGTCAGCCAGCGCTCCCGACGACTTGGCTCGCTGCTGCACGGCCTCCAGGTAGTCACGCGCGGTGCTCATGACGCCTCCCCGAGGATCGCGGCCCGCACGGCATCGGCGATGTGCACCGAGAACGCCCAGGACGTCTCGCCGTCTTCGCCAGGCCCAGTGACGTGCCCACAGACGCAGAGGAAGCCCATGCCGTCGTAGCCGCCGTCGTCCCACCGGTGCTCAAGCAGCGTCCGCGCGATCAGGTCGTCGGCCGGGTCGGCGTCGTTCGTCAGGGCAGCGGACAGGGCGACCCGGGCGGCCTTCTCGGCGAGGCTCATGTCCTCGGGGCCGTCAACGTGCTGCGCACGAGTCAGCGCCTCGGCGGCCCTGTCGATCGGGGTGCGGTCGGTGCTCATGCGTCACCCCTACGCTGGCGCTGCTCCAACTCAAACCGGATCGACTTCAACGCAGCCTCCAAATCGGCCGTCGTAGCGAACGCGTAGTACGGGTCCAAAACCTTACGCTTCGTGTCGTCAGCAACCATCACATTCCTCCTGGTGTCCATCGCTTGTCGAGGAGACGCGCATGTGCGGCGTCCCAAGTGAGCTGCTTAGCGTCCTGCATGCCCTGACGGTTCTTCGGAATCCCGACATGCAGCACCGTCGGGTCCTCATCAACGTCACGGTGAAGGAGCAGGACAACGTCAGCATCCTGTTCCAGATTGCCCGACTCGCGAAGGTCGGAGAGCAGTGGCTTGCCGGACGCGCGCCCAGCAACCTCACGATTCAACTGTGCCAACGCAACCACGGGAACCCCCATCTCCTTCGCCATCTTCTTCAAGGAACGAGAGTATTCACCCACGATCTGATGCCTCGGACGCTTATCACCCGGCGGGTCATCCATGAGCTGGATGTAGTCCACGATGATTGCCTTCAACGGCCCCTTCCTGGCGACCGTCCTAGCGTGTGACCGGACGTGCGTGACCCGGGCCGCGGAATAGTCGTCCACGGACAAGTGCAGGTCCGCGACCTCCTGCGCGTGCTTCGCGATCGTGTCCCAGTCCTGCGGGGTCAGGTCATGGTTCAGGAACCGGGACAACGGCACCCCCGTCACCTGCGCTAGGACACGCTGGTTCAGTTCGTGCTTCGTCATCTCGAGCGACGAGAACGCGACGTGACCCGTCCTGGCCATGTGCACGGCGAGCTGCAACCCCATGAGCGTCTTGCCTGAACCGGGCCGGGCACCGATGACGTACAGCGCGCCCGGACGCAGACCGCCGATCCGCTCGTTTATGTCCTGCCACGGTGTCGGCGTGTAGTCCGGCTTCGGGGACTGCAACAGGTTGATCGTCTCCTCGAGGGAGTCCGCGATGAAGTGCGTCTCCGCGACAGTCCTCGAGGATGCGTCAACCCAGCCGCGCGCCATCTCCACAGCCTCAGCCGCGGGGACACGCTCCTGGATGGCCTGCCCGATGCGCATACGTGTGGAGTCGAGGCGCCGGTAGGTTGCTTCGTCGAGGACGAGGCGGGCGTAGTGCTCGGCCCGGATTGTGGGGGGTGCGGCGCCGTAGACCTCGGCTAGCCAGGTTGCTTCGATGCCGCGCACGGGAGACTGCCCGAGGTTCGCCATGACGGTGATCGGGTCGCCGGGTTCGCCGCGCCCGAACAGGTTCATGATGATGCCCCAGACGGCGCCGGCCTTGGGGATTCCAAAGTCTGCCTCGGTCACGTCCACGTCCGCGGTGATTTCGGGCTTGTGCATCGCGATGCCGAGGAGTGCGAGCTCCGGGTTCGTCTGGTCGTCCATCACACCGGCCCTCTCGTCCAGAACGATGTCTCAGCCTTGTTGGCTTCGGCGAGGGATTCGTCGGCCCACCGGTCGGCGTTGAGCCATCCTTCGGGGAGCTTGATGTACTGGCGCTCGGTGCTCTTGACGGTGGCGGCGTACTTGAGTGCGCCCGCGAGGATGGTGGCGGGTTCGGCTCTCTTGAGTGCTCGCTCGTATGCGGGGAGTGCCTTGCCCTTGCCGTCCTTGCGGGGGTAGGCGGCCCAGAAGTCATCGAACCCGTCCACCTGCGAAGCGGTGGACGTAGTCTTTTTCCCTTCCCTTCCCTTCCTAGGGGGAGTTTCGGGGAGTTCCGGTGAGTCTCGCCGTGGCTCACCCAAACTCGGGTGAGTTTCGGCGAGTTCGGGTGTGGCGCATGCGGGGCAGCGGGTCTTCCACCTGGGGTCGATCTTCTGGTGGTCACCGAACCGGGTGATGTGCAGGTAGGTGCGGCCCTCAGGGTCAGTCACCCGCTTGACCCTCCCCGAGTCCATGATCTCCGCGAGCAGGGCGTCAATGTCGACATCGTCCATGGGGAGGATCTGGAGCTTGAGTTTCATCGGGTCGTCGGCCACGTGCCCGTGGTCGCACATGGTGAAGTTCCACATGCCGATGAACAGGAGTCGGGCGAACGGGGACCAGCTCACGACCTTGCCGTCGGTCCAATAGTCGGGCTTGATGGTGCGGATGCGGGCCATGTTCCTCCTTCCTCGTGTAGTGCTGCGGTGAGTGCGTCGAGCGCGGTGTAGTACTGGTCGCGGGTGTCGGTGTTGTTGGTGCCGAAGAACAGTGCGCACGCCGTGTTGGTGAGGCGTTGGCGGGCGTCGGAGAGGAGAGTCACGCCGCCACCGCCTGCCCGTTGATGTGCATCGCTAGTGCGCACCCGATGTGAGCCGTGAAGGCAGGCGGGATCGCCTCCTTAAGGTGTCGCCACGGCATCCAGTCGATACCCATCGCCTCTTGCCCCTCGGCGAGGGATCGGGCCTTTGCTCCGCGGCGTGTGCCGTCGGGGCGTAGGAACTCGCGGGAGTCGTAGTGGTCGCCGTACACGCCGACTGGCGCACCTTGCGACTTGTGGTCGCAGGGCTTGGGCGGGTCGAGGTCGAAGCTGGTTTCGAAGTGCCGGTGCCGGCGGACCTTGAGTCCGAACATGGACCCGCAGAGCATGGTGGGTGTTGTGAGGGGCGCCTTTGGGACGTTCTCGATCACGTAGGGCAGGGCCGCCCGCTCGAGGAGAGGGCGCAGGGGGGTGATGAGGTCTGGGTGCCGGTCGGCGTTGGCTGTGGCGGTGGACCAGCGTTGGCAGGGTGGGGACGCGTGGATGGCGTCGAAGTCGTCGAGGACGCGGTGAACTTGCTTGACACCGGCGCGCCAGAACGTGACGCGCTCCCCGCGGAGAAGTTCACGAACGACCGCGAGTGCGTCACGGGTTGTGGTGGCGTGGGGGTTGTGGACGAGGGCTTGGTGGTCGAGGTCGACGGAGTAGACGTCGAATCCTGCGAGCTCGTAGCCGCGTCCGGCGCCTCCTGAGCCGGCGAAGAGGTCGAGTATCCTCATTTGTCCTCCACTGGTGCGTGGCCGTGGATGAGTTTGTGGGTGTTGCGGCCGGATGGGGTGGGGTCGAAGCGAGCCCCGCACTTGCAGGTGGTCACGACGCCCCCTCCTTGCGCAGGTTGTCGATGGCGCTTTGTGGGATGTGGTGTCCGTCGTTGCGGAGCTGTTCGAGGTGGTCTGCGGCGGCGCCGGGTGTGGCGTGTAGCCAGCCTTCGTCGAGGCGCTCTATGTGGATGTTCCAGCCGAGGTTTGACTTGTAGACCGTTATGGCGTCGACGCTCATGGGATCTCCTGGATGTGGAGTCGGACTCGCCAGATGCCGGGGCGTCCTGTGTTGGGGTCGCGCCGGTAGTCGGGTCCGATGAGGTGGGTGTGGTCGTCGTCGGGGAGTAGGCCGGCGTCGACTAGTCCGTCGATGGCGGCTTTGATGACGGGGGATGCGTTGGCGGGGTCTGCGCGTCCGGCGCGGGGGTAGGCGACGTAGGCAGTGATGTGCGCCTTCTCGAACCCCGGGAGGCCGTCCGCAGCAATCGCGGCGGCCTCCCTGATGCGGCTGACTCTCTTGGCTTTGGCTGCCCAGTGGAGGCGGTCGTTTGCTGAGTGCCAGTCGGCGCGCGTGATGTCGAGGGTGAGCTCGGTCATGCGCCGACCCCCAGGTCGAGGACGCCCTGTGCGAGGCGCTTGGCGATGACCTCGCAGTACCGCTCCTCGAGTTCTACGCCGATTGCCTTGCGGCCCTCGTCGAGTGCTGCGCGGAGGGTGGTTCCGGAGCCGGCGAACGGGTCGAGGACCGTGTCCCCAGGGTTGGTGAAGAGCCGAACCCAGTCCTGCACCATGGGAAGAGGCTTTGCGGTCGGGTGGTCCTGCCGCTGCGCGCTCGCAAGGACGTAATTCGCCGCCTTCCCACCCCCGTTCCAGGTGGGGCGCTTGTCGTCGCGGTGCATGTAGGCGATCGCTTCCCAGCCCTGGGCGGGGCGATCTCCGCTGATCTGCGGGTTTGGGTTCTTCTTCACCCACACACCGATTCGGAGCGCGCGAAGCCCGGATGGTGGCGCCTGGTCGAAGGCGAATGCGTGTCGGTAGTCGAGTGTGGCGACTACCCACCCGCGAGTTACGCGGCCTGCGCTTGTCAGTACGGACCGAAGGTCTGCTTCGGAGATGCTGTCGAATCCGAAGTTCCCGGAGAGGACTCTGTTTCCGTGCTCCCGTGCCCGAGTGCTGTTCGACCTGGTCATCTCGTGCGTGGTGCGGCTGTACGGCGGGTCCGTGATGACGGCGGCGACGGACCTGTCTGCCATGCCCGCAAGCACCTCGCGGCAGTCGCCGTGGTACAACGTGACGTGCTCGTCGGTGTAGTAGGGCGCGGTCATGAGGACTCCCGGGCGAGTCTGTTGGCTCGTTTGATGGCGAGTTCCCAGTAGACGTAGTTGCCGTGGATGGCGCCTTGGGAGTCGAGGACTTGCCATTTGCGGGTGCCGAGGAACGTTTTGTAGGAGCGGACTCGGTATCTCATGTCGCGATCTCCTTGAGGTAGTTGCATGCCTCGGTCCAGGTCGGCAGGCTTCTTACGGCGAAGTAGCCGTCGTGTCCGGCGCCGTGCTGGTTGGCGTCGAGGCGGAAAACGGTCCAGAGCGTCTTTCGCGAGTTGGAATAGAAGGAGCGTCGCACTCTCCACGGGGTGCGGCGCTCGGGTGGCTTGCAGTGTTCACATGTCATGGTTTGGTGACTTTCCTGGCGTGTCACGTTTCCGTGACATTGTTGTTCGCGCGGTGTTCTCGCCACCGCTTGATTGTGGCCGCGATTTCGTCGTGCCTGTAACCGGCCCAGATGCGTGTCCCGGTGGTGACGATGGGTGCGGCGAGGAATCCGTGGTGTGCGTATTCGGCTGCTACTTCGTCGGTTAGGGGGAGCGTCTTGTAGGGGACGTCGGCCTTCTCGAAACGCATGCGAGTAGCGTCACACGCGTTGCACTTGGGCTTTGAGTAGATGGTGATTTCGAACGTCACTTAGTCTCCTTGTGGCCCATGCCGGGGCAGTTGCAGTCGAGGCCGTCTTTGGGTTTCATTTGCCCGTGGACGCATGGGCCGACGTAGTTTGTGTGTGCGAAGTCGGCGTGTCCGCAGTGGGTGCATTCGAACATTAGACGCCTCTTACGATGCTGAGGCGTTCGGGCTCAATTGAGATGCGCGAGTATGCCTTGCAGTTGGGGCACTTGCGCATCGCGTAGGAGAGGACGTTGGCGATGTAGCGGCGTGCGGTGGGTTCGGTGTCGTGGCCGCACCTGTTGCAGACGGTGAGCTTGTCCTTGCCGTCGACGAAGAGTGCGGGGTGGTTCTTGATGTGGGGTCGCAGCCAGTCGAGGAGGCCCTGTGTCGCGATGACGTCGCCGGCGCAGTATTCGACCAGGCGTTCACGGTCCTCGGCCGACTTTTCCGTGACGGCGCGTTCCATCCTGCGAGCGTCGTATGCGTCTGACTTGGCTTCGATACCGACGATCTTGCAGAACGCGTCGAGCCCCTTGAATGGTGCACCGGACTTGAATTCGCGGCGGATTACTTTGAGGGTGTCGATGGTCTTGAACGGGGGCAGCGGGGGCAAACCGGCTTCGATGTGGAGGTCGCCCTTGATCCAGGGGACGTCGGCGTTGTCGACGTTGTGGCCGACGATGATGTCGGCCTGCGACACGAGGGCGTGCACCTTCTTGAGGAACGTCTTGCGCCCGCCCTTGTCCCACTCGGCCAACCGGATGACGTCGGGGGAGTCGTACCACTTGGCGCACACGATGGTGGTGCGGGGCTGCCGGGTGACGGACTCGTAATGGATGTACCGGTTCTTGAGTGCGCCGCGGTCCCACCAGTGTTGGACGCTGATGCCGTCGAGTCGTTCGACGTCGAGGATGAGGACCCGGTTTCGTACCTCGGGGACCATTTGGACGCGGAGTGCGTCGGCGAAACTGCTGGGGTCGGTCACTTGATGCCCTCTCGTCGGGCGAGGCGGATCCGTTCGTCGCCGATGTCGTGTCCGAGTGCGCGGAGTGCGCGTCCGATGGCGGAGATGGGGACGGCGGGGTCGTTGAGGGCTGTGATGAAGTCGGCCCGGTCGTTCGGGGCGAGGTTGTCGAGTACGCGTTCGAGCTTCCCGGGGGCGGCCCTGTATGTCTGCTGGGCGATCAGGTCGGCGAGTGCCATCAGTCGTCCTTGTCTTGGGTGACGGTGGTCCAGGTGGTGGGGGAGTAGGCGGCTGTCACGTCGGAGAGCCAGCTCGCGTGGTTGGTGAAGACGAGTGCGCCGCCGACTACTTCGAGGTGGTCGGCGGCGATCTCGTCTACTCCGTCGCGCGTGTACACGGTCCAGGTCGGCATGGCCTAGAAGGGGGGCTCGTCGTTGGTGTTTGCCGGCGCCGTCCACGGGTCCGCAGACGCCGCACCAGCACCGGAGAACGCGCCCACCTTCGCGTCACCACGGGGCACCACGGCGACCGTCTTGCCCTTCACGTCGTACACGGTTCGGGTCGCGCCGTCCTTCTCGTATTCGCGGGAGTGGACGTCACCGACGACGACGACGCGGGCGCCCTTCACGACCTCGGGTGCGAGGTCTTCGGCCTGCTTCTCCCACACCTGGACGCGCCACCAGGTGGTGGACTTGGTCTCCCACACGTTGGTCTGGCGGTTGAGGATGCGGAGGTTGTCGGCGACGGTGAACTCGAGGACCGTCTTGCCGTTGTTGGTGAACTTGAGCTCGCTGTGTCCGACGTTGCCGGTCAGGATGAGCTGTGCCATGGGGTTTCCTTTCTAGGCTGCGCGCTTGGCCGAGTCGGCTTCGTGCGCGATGTGGGGCAGCCCGGCACGGCGGGCAGCCTTGGCGATTGCTGAGACGGTCACGCCGAGACGGGTTGCGGCACGCTCGGGGTCTTCGCCGGCGCGGACGAGGAGTAGCCATTCCTCGGGGTCGGCGTGGCCGGGCACGTGCCCGGCACCCTGCGGCCGGTCTGTGGGGTCGTCGATGTTGTCCCATGCGAGCGGCGGCGCCCAACCGCGCTTCCTCGCTGCCGTGAGCGCCCGCAGGTACGCGGCGTGTTCGGCCTTCGTCTCTGTGGGTGGGGGTGTCATGCACAGTTCGCGGTACAGGGCGTCGACCTGGTTGTGGATCGGTCGGGTCACTGTGGGGTGGGTGTGTCGTGCGAGGTGTCCGACGCGTGCGCGTGTGACTCCGAGGCGTTCTCCGAGCATGGGGCCGGACCATCCGAGGGCGATGAGCGCTTGGAGTTTGCGCGCGGTGCCGGTGGAGTCGATCTTGCGCGGGTTGGGGTCGAGGTCGCGAAGGATGCCGTAGCGCCGGTTGGCGTCGAGGCAGGGTGGGCAGCCGCATCCGGTGCGGTAGCGGCTTAGGGTGCCGTGGTCTGCGTGGGTGCCGGGGTATCCGCGGGGCATGGTGTCTCCCTTCCTTTGCGGCGGTTGTTGGCTTCGACTCGGGCGGCGTGGAGTGCGGCCTGGTCGATGGGCGTTTCTCGTTCCTTGCGCGGCTTCTTGGCGGGAACGGCGGGTAGTCCGAGGTGGACTCTCTTGCGCTGTTCGGGGGAGAGGCCGCCGACGAAACCGTGCCTGGTGGCGCGGCCCTCCTCGGCGCGGAGGGCGGCTGCGAGGCATTCGGTCGTCACCTTGCAGGGTTCGCAGATGCGTGCAGCTGCGTCCCAGATGGGGTTCTCGATGCCGTCTTGGTCGTAGAAGGGGTCGTTGCCGCGGGTGGGGTTCATGCCGCGGCAGGCGGCTTTGTCGCGCCAGTCGCTCATGCGTCCCCCACTCGGACACGGCCGGTTGCGATCAGGCGCCGGGCGACGGTCTCTGCGCTGCCGTCCTCGCCCCACTCCTCGTCCTCGTCGATCAGGTCCGTGAGCGCCTTGACCTGCGCCTCGTCGACCGGCGGGTGCTCGCGCAGATACTCGGCAAGCGCCAGGTAGGCAAGGCCGTAGGATCGCGCCTTCTCCTCCCTGTCCGCGGTGAGGTAGTCGAGCGCCCACCCGATGCCGACGCTGTTGACCCGTGCGCCGCGGGTCGCGTCCACCTCGGGCAGTTCGTCGCGGCGGATGACGATGGCGTCGAGCGGCACCACCTGAACCTCGGTCCAGAAGTCCTGCTCGTCGTGCTGGTGAAAGGGCTTCTCCGCCGTCGAGCAGAGGAGCCCTGCCTGCGGGCTCCCGTCGTCGAGCCGGTAGTACCGGGTCTTGTCGCTCATGTGTTCTCCTCGATGCCGAGCTGCCGCAGCAGGAACGCCGCCTCAGCCGGGCTGTACTTGCGTCGGATACGGGACCGGACCACGCGGGCGTCGTCAGGGTCGATACGGACGTCGTCGAGCAGGCCCGTGGGTTGCCCGAACCAGCCCTCAGAGGTTCGGGCCGCAACCATGTCCATCACGACACCGCTCACGGCTGGCCACCGTCGTAGGACGCGGCGACCTGTGCGGACACGGTCTCGAGCGCGGTGCGGATCGTGGTCTCGTGCTTCTCCCGGGCGACGAAGCCGTACCCACCAACCTCGTCGTCCCACTCGCGGGTCACGTCGATCTCGCCGCGGTCAGTCCACGCAATGACTCGGATCTTCACTGGTCTGCTCCCTTGAGTTCGGCGACGCGGGACTTGATCTGCGCGCGACGTTCGGGCCCCGACACGTCCCAGAAGGCGCGGAGCTCGTTCTGGTCGGTGGACGCGGCGACCTGCTCGGCTGACGGCAGCGGCTCCACGGTGTGCGGTGCACGCTTGCCACGAGTCGCGGTCAGGTGCACGGTCAGCGGGGCGTCGATGTCGGACAGGTGGCTGAGCTTGATGCCGCCCGTGGTCTGCCCACCGAACTTCACGGTGGGGTCGCCGTAGATGCGGATCGATCGGCCCGCGTACTTCGTGGAGTCGGCGCCCCACGCTGCGACGAGGACTCGCCGCATGGACTTGGACGGCTTGTAAGGGCGGCCCGGGTACTCGACGAGGTGGATCTCAACGGGTTGCTCGGCGCTGCCGGGGCGAACCTCCTCGATCGTGACTGTGCGGGGTGTGGTCGCGACGTCGTCGTAGTTCTGCTGGTCGCTGCGTGGTGCTGTGGTCTCTGTGAGGTCCATCAGAAGGTGATCTCTTCCTCGAGTACGCGCTCGGTCATGGGCAGTCCTGCGACTGCGGTGTTGTATGCGGCCGTCATCTGCGCGGCGGTGTGTTCGAACTGGTAGGCGGCGGCGATGATTGCCGTATGCCACTTGGCATCCGGGTAGACGCGCTTGACCCAGAGGGGCATGCCGCCGGCGTAGGAGATGTAGTCGATCCACTCGCGGCCGGAGACGAGTAGCCCTGCCTGTAGCTGGGCCATGTTCTCGGCGGGCACCTGGTCGGCGAGGATGGTTTGCAGGTGCTTCTTGGCGCGACGCGACTTGATCTCGATCAGGCCGTCCGAGCCCACGAGTCCGTCGGGGGAGTAGCCGAGCTTGAACCCGTCGCGTTCGAGGATCATGAAACCGGCCTCATCGACGGGTGCGTGGTGTTCGGCGTACTTTTCTCGGGCGCGCGGTTCGTCTTCTACCCCTCGCCACATGTCCGCGCTCATTGGTGTGTGCTCGGTGAACCCGGTGATGCGCTCAGCAACCAGGGTTGCTGTCACACCGCGCGCCACGGGGTTGTTCGCGGGCTTGAGGGTGGACGGGGTGATGAGCTGCCCGACGACGGAAGCGGTGACGATTCCGCGCCGGGCAGCGTGCCACTCCTCGGACCCTTGGACGAGGTCGTGCAGGACGGTCAGGCCCATGACGCCTCCGATGTATCAGGGCGGCGGGTGGTCGCTCCCTCGGGGTGTGAGGTCACTTGCGGCTCCTCCTAGATGCGAGAAACCCCCACAGCCAGACGGCTGCGAGGGTTGCGACGATGATCAACGCGGAATGCCACTCACTCACGGGGGTCCTCCAGCTTGTGCAGGGCGAGCATCTCTTCGAGGTTCGAGTAGATGGGGAGCGCCGGGTAACGGTTCGAGATCGCGGCGACACGGCCCGCGGGGAGGGGCTTCGACGCGTGACGCAGCCCGGCCTCCAATGGCTCATGCACGACGGGTCGTCTGGGGTCCCACGAGTCGTACCCGTCGGGCACGTACAGGGCGATGATCTCGGCTGACTGTGCACGGAAGCCCTTGGGTCCGATGCGCATGCGCCCGAACGCGCGGACGAGGCCGTTGACGGCGTTCTCGTTGTAGGCGAAGTCGATGCTGCCGCGGAAGAATCCGTGGAGGCCGCATGCGCATTCGGCGAGGTCGTGCCCGGTCTGGGTGCTGTTGCCGTAGACGGGGGTGGGTTCGTCGTGCGTGATCCCGGTTTCGCCGGTGTCGGGGAGGGTCCATCGCCAGCCGACGAAGACTCGCGTGAACTCGGCGTGCTTGGTTCCGTCGGCGCGGGTGAGGGTGTTCCCGGTGGCGTGTTCTTCGTGGACCTTGTCGGGGCGTGTGGGGACCGTCCCGACGCCGGTCACGTTCCAGCCGGTGACTTTCCAGCATTCGGCGTGGGTGACTCCGGGTGACCAGATCTTGCGGTAGGTGATGCCGGTGAGGTAGCCGTCTTCGGTGGCGATGAAGGTGCGTGCCCCGTAGATGGAGCCGACGAGGATGCGTGACGGTTCGGATGCTTCGAAGTGGTTGTTGTTGCCGGTGGGGGGCGGGGTTGCCCAGCCATGTTCGATGGACATGCGGTCACGCCGGCACGGGCTCGGGCTGCGCGGGAACAACCTCGGGCGTGGGGACGGACAGGGGCTCCTCGGCGGGGAGGACCTCGATCGTCTCGTTCTCCTCGGTCTCGCCGAGCTTGTAGGGGTGCACGGGCTGGGTGGTGTTGAGCATTGGTCAGCCTTTCAGGTGGTTGCCGGTGGGGGAGTTGGTGGTTGAGCAGGTGCAGCGCCACCAGGTGCAGTTGGTGTTGTTGCAGTGGGGTACTGGTCGGGTGGGGCGGGGCTTCTTGCATGTGGGGCAGTGGCTGTCAGCGGTCATGCCTGTGGTCCCACCAGTCGAGGAGGCGTTCGACGCCCTCGAGCAGAAACAAGAAGGCCGCCCCGAGTAGGACGGCCACTCCGACGAACGCGAGCGAGTACAGCAGAAATGGGTTCATGGTCGGAGCCTGCTGAGGTGTGTGGCCGCGTCCACGTAGGCGCGGTGCGCGTCGTGCATGCGCGTGTAGGACGCCCACTCGTGCGGGCACATGTTCGGGTCGCCGGGGTCGTTGCAGTGCGCGTCCGAGGCGATGAGGAGGTCATCGGTGCGTCGGGCGAGTTCCTGTTCAGCGGCCTCGTATTCGGCCTGCGTGTTCGAACGCCACCTCATGACTCGACCACCACAACCCGAGTGCCCGGCTTGACATCCATAGCGAACTTCTTCTCGCGCACCTCGGGCTTGACGATGGTCAGGAAGAGGTTCACGTGCTCGACCGGCAAGTCGCGCTTGACTGCGCCGTCGAGTCGGTAGGTCGCGATAGAGGCGGACGGGATCTTGAACAGGATGCCGTGCTTACCGACGAGGTCCCGAGCGGTCTGCTTCTTCTTCATGTCGTTGCCTTCCATGCCTGCCACGCGCGTCGTGCAGCCGTGAGCCGCATCGACTGGGGCGTGGGGTCGGTGTCGTCGAACAGGTGCGCGAGGGACTCCAACAGGTCGCCCATCGCTTGTTCGCGTGCGTCGAGGTTGACGATGCTGTTGTCGGCGATGCGGGTGAGTGCGGCCTCGGTGTGTGCGGCGTACCCGGGGATGGGCTGGTCACCGTGAAGGAACCAGTGCTCGGTCTGCACGTCGTCGGGGACGTTGCGAGCCGCAGCCCACGCACGAGACTCACGCTGCATGTCGAGGCCACTCATGACTCGACCACCTCGTACGTCGCGGTGAAGATGTCAGGCTTGCACGGGTAGAACTCGCCCTTCACTCCGCGGATGATCCAGTCGCCCACGTCGGCCTGCATGAGACCTTCGAGAGTGCCGATGAAGATCGGCTGGCGGCACGTACTGTCCGAACCGTCTCCGTGCTCGATGCCCATCCACGAGTGGATCTCCCGGCACGCGTCTTCGTTCCCGGTGTGCTGCGCGGCCTCGATCACTACTGGCTTCTTGCGGAACTTGGTTGGCATCATCGCCACTTCCTTTCCTGTCTGTGGGCCCACTCCTCAGCGGCCTCAACGTCGTGTCGTTCCGCGAGCTCGAACCAGTAGTCGGGGTCTTCTTGCCGGACCGCGTACGTTTGCTCGGCGCGGAGGTCGTGCAACGGGTCCCAGTAGTCGACGAAGGACTCAGACATCGGGGCCCCCGTCGCAGATGAACGGGTAGTCGATGTCGGTACGCCCACGGCAAGCGCGGCAGTCCTCAGCGTTCGAGCCCTTGCGGTGCTCAGGCTTGTCGTCGCGGTCTCGGAGGACGCGGATGATAGCCCCGTTGAGCTTGAAGGCTGCCGTGCGCGTGGCCTGGGACTTACGGGCGCCCCAACCGTTGTCGAACCCGTCCGCCCGGAGGATCGCCTCGGCCTCACGCTCGGAGAACTGGACCGTGATCTTGACGCTCATCGGCCCCACCTGCGATCCACCCACCGCGCCACCAACAGGAGACGCATGAACACGTGAGCTGACACGCGCTGCCGAACTGGGAGCGGCCGACCAACCTCACGGGCACGCTCCAACACAAACGCGAGCGTCAACACCGCGAACACCACCAGGGCCGGCGACTCCGCGTTCACAGTGCCGACCACCCGTCGAACCACGGGTCGGCGGAAGGCTCAACCAGCCCCTCACGCCACGGCTTGAACTCCGCCCCCACACCATCCGCCACGTCCAAACGCGACGGCGGCTCCGTGTGCGAGTCCAGCTCGCCACCGTTCAACCACACCAAGAACTTGCGGAACATGACTGTCACTTCCTTCGTGTCGCGGCAGACCTCGACGTCCGCCGCATAGGGTCGGCCGCAGACACGGCCGTGCGGGTCTTGAAGTCGTTGACGCTGTCCTCCGAGAACCGGAGAAGGCGTCCGATGCGGTGGTGGTGAAGCTGCTTCGCGTTGCGGCGAACCCAGTCCTCGGACATGCCGATGCGCTGGGCGAACTCGGCTGCGGTGAACAGGTCAGTCACGGCGCCTCCTGGGGTCGTGGTTGGGGTTTGGGTTTGGCACGGGGAGGGGTTCGGCCCGGGTGGACCCGTCCTGCCTCCCCGTACCTGCACGTCCGCCACCCGGGATTCGCACCCGGACGCCCGTGAGGGCACGTGGGTTTGAGCCACGCGTGTCTGCTGTTCCACCAGTGGCGGCGGTGCGTGACGAGGGCCGTTTTGACTGGCGCCCTTCCGGCCTGCCGCCCAACTGCTTGCGGGGTAGCCGTTGCACATCACGCATGGGTGGGATGCCTCCCCCAGGGCCGCTCTTGCACTCGTCGGTGGCGATGTCCCCGCGGCCTCGTGACCTGTCCGGGTAGCCCTGCTCTTGTTCACGAGTCCGAACCGGTAAGCCGCCCAACGGGGAAGCTGCCTGTCCACCGGTCCTGCTGCGCCCGTGCGCCCGGTCGGTGAGGGGCGCGATGCTGCACGGGCTGGAAGGGTCAGACCGTGGAGGCCTGGTCCAGAACTGCGAGGGGGTCGAAGCCGTACTCCGCTGCCGCCGACGCGAGCTGGTTGACCGTGGTGTTGTCCGGGTCAGATGCGAGGTCCGCTATGACCTTCGCCGTGGATCCGTCGGTATCCATACGGAGACGATAGACCCCACACGGTGTCCGCGCAAGTACCTTCGTATCCGGTCGGAGTCGTTTTCACCCGCACGGGGTCGTCACGAACTGGCGCGACCTGCATCATTAGGGGTGTGACTACCAACGAGCAGGCGCCGGCAGACTCAATGAACGCTGCTATCGCGGCGGTGTTGCGCGCCGAGAAGGCGGCGCAGAAGCTGACGTACCCGACCCTGGTTGAGGCGACGGGCATCCCCGCGGTGAGCCTCAAGCGCTACTTCGCTGGCGACCGGGACATCACGGTTCGCGTGCTGACGCTGATCGCGTTGGCGCTGAACATGACGCCGGGTGAAATCTGGTCAAAGGCGGCCGAGCGGTTGTGATAGCGCTTCCCCCGTGTCAGTGCCGTGTGCCTATGATCTGGCTCACGACCACGCGGGGACGGCGTGGCAGATCGGGGGAAAGATGGCAAGTGTGGTAACGGCACTCGAAGCGGTCAATGTGGACCGGGTGGTGTCGGAGCGAGTGCAGGCCGCGATGGTTGCGGCTGGTGTGAGCGTTGACATGCTGGCGGCTGCTCTGGTGACGGAGTACCCGGATGCACTGTGCAAGCTCGCCGGGTGCGGCGAGTGGTCAGTTAACGACGTGTTTCGTGTGTCGTTGCTGCTGGGTGTTGAGGGGGCGAGTCTGCTCCCGTGAGACCCAACTACTAAAGCGGCCCCCCACCCAACTGCACTGGATGAGGGGCCGCTCTTCTATGTTGGCTCAGGGTTCGATTGCTGGCAGCGCCCCGCCGATGGCGGCGGTCATGGCGTCTGCGGCGCGTCGCATTTCGGCGGGTTCCATGTGGGCGTAGACGTTGGCGGTTGTGGAGTAGGACTCGTGGCCGAGGTACTTTTGCACGGTGTACATGGATGCCCCGGCGCGGAGTAGCCAGGCGGCGCAGGTGTGGCGCATGTCGTGGACGCGGGGCTTCTTCCGCAGGGTCGGGAGGGCGGCGCGTACGGCGGGCTGCCACACGCCCTCGTGGAACCGGGAGCGGGTCCAGGGCGCCCCGGCCTGGTTGGTGAAGACGAACGCCTCAGGTGTCTTGCCGGCGCAGGCGTGCTCGAGGATCGCGAGCACCTGCCCGGGGACGTAGATCGTGCGGCGTGACCGCTTCGTCTTGGGTGCGCCGAGGACCATTTCACTGTTCTCGGTGTACTTCCATGAGCGGGACACGGTGAGTGACCCGTTCAAGAGGTCGATGTCGCGAACCTGCAAGGCGGTGAGCTCTCCGAAGCGGAGCCCTGTGGCGGGCATGCACGCGACCATGGGTTGTGCGTCGGGCCGGATGTGGGTGAGGAGCACGGTGAACTCGTCGTGCGTGAGGAACACCATCTCTTGGCGTTCGGTCTTCGGGATGCGCGTCCCTTCGCACGGGTTCGCCGGGATCAACCCTGCGCGCACCGCCGACTTGAACGCGGCGGACAGGAAGCCGTGATGGTTCGCGATGGTCTTCCCGGACATGCCGCGTGCTTCGAGGCCGTTGACCCAGCGGGCGATGCTGGCGGGTGTGACGGCGTCGATGGGTAGGTGGGCGAGGGTTCCGAGCTTGGTGGCGACGACGCGACGGTAGCGGTCCCGGGTGCCGTTGGTGACTCCGGTGAGGGTGTCGATGTGTTCGGTGCACCAGTCCCGCACGTTCGGGGTGTGCGACGTGTTGCCCTCACGTTCACGGAGGATCGTGAGGGCCTCGACGTGTCCGAGGTCGTCGACCAGGCGCTTGAACGTCTCGGCGGCTTCCCGGGTGTCGAACGTCTCGGAGCGGGAGATGTCGTTGTCCCTGTACCGCACCTGCCACATGACCGTGCCCTTGGATGTGGTGCGGTGACGGATGGACGCCACGTCAGGATGCCTCGGGCTGGTCAGCGTCGATCCACCCGGCGGGCCACTCGCCGACGGGGTCCACCCATCGCTCGACGTAGTCGCCGCGATGGGTGTCAATCCATCCCTCTCGGACCCATCCCTCGCGGAGTGGAGTGGAGCGGACGAAGACGAATCCCATGGGGGCCCACGCGCGCTTCGGCCCCCGGTGCTCGGCCCACGTGGGGGCGGTCGCAGGGGCTGACCAACCGTCGTCGGCCCACCTGGTAATCACACACTTGGTGTGGTGCTCGTCGGACTCGACGCCCGCGAAGCAACGGGAACAGAACTGCTCGTCGTCGCTCATCGGACCGGCCCCTCGTACAGCACGCGGGCGGGTGCGTCGGGGTGCTCGGCAAGCACGGCTGCTGGGCCCCAGTAGTCGGTGTCTCCGGGCGCCTGCCAGTCCATGCCGTCGCGGAAGGCGTCGGTCCGGACGAACGCTTGCCCGCTCCCGAGCAGAACGACGCTCCCAACGGGGAGGGCGGCAAGTTCCTCAGGGGTCGACACGCTCCGCGCCTCTCGGCCCGCAAGGAAGCCTGCGTCGAACGAGCTCCGGCGCGCCTGGCGACTGCTGCGCTTTGTGGCGAGGTGCTCGCGCCACCGCGCATCCTGAACGGCACTCATCACTGGATCTCCCTTGGTCTGTTCGTGGACACCGTCCACAGCGTCACCCATAACGATACCTGATCGGATACCTAAGTATCCATAGGGCACCGCGGGTGATTCGGGCGTAGATCGGTGTTTTCGCAGGTCAGGCAGGGTTTTCAGCACGTCGCACTACTCGTCGCGTTCGGGGTTCGATTCCCCGCACCTCCACCCCTGCTGACCTGCAACGACAGTACAGGCCAGAACTCGTGTCCACCACCCTCGTCCACATGAGGGGCCATGGTGGACACACGAAGACCCCGTGTTGCCTACGTGCGCACGGGGTCTTCGACTTGATCGGCCAGAATCAAGTGTCGGCCGATCCCGACGCCGCCCCCGTGTCAGACCATGCCGTCACCATCGGTCGCATGGACGAGATCACCCTCACCACCACCCAGCTCGCACGCCTCGCCGAGTACCTCGAAGTCAGAGCATGGGGCGCATGTCGCAATGATTCAATCATTCAGTCACGTCAGGGTGCGCGACGATGCGACACTGGACTCGTGACCCTTGAGCCCGCGTTCGGCGACGCGCCCGACTGCACGCATGCCGCGTGCCCGGGGTTCTTCGTGGACGACATGTTCATGGAGCCGCTGCGGTGCTCGTGCGGATGCCACCGGATCGGGTCGCTGCTGACCCGCCTCCTCGCATCCCTCGCCCGCTAGAGGTCGAACTCTCCCGACACCCAGATGTTCCCGCCCTTGCGCGTCAGGAGCGACGGGTCGACCGGGGTCGTCTTGCCGGGCATGTAGCAGAACACGTCCGTGTAGGAGAGCCCGACGGACGCACCGCACCGGACGTTCGCCGCGGTGAAGGACTCGTCGGGCGTCACCTGGAGCTCGACGACCTTGGCGGCGGTGAAGTCGTAGCGGACGCGGAGACGGTCGCGAAGGACCTGCACATCCTTGATGCCTACGGGCTCGTGGCCGGCGTCGTGCACGGGTGCCCACGTGGTGGGGGACTGCCAGCGGACGGTGCCGGAGACGCGCGCGGTGGTCTGCTGCTCGACGACGGCGGGTGCGGGGTCGTTCGTGGGCAGGTTGGTCGCTGCGGTGGCGCCGATGGTGATGCCGATGACGGTGGCGACGGCGGACTGGGTGATCTGTGTGCGCTTCATGCCAAGTAGTACACCACGGTTACCCCCCGACGGCAACTGTGGTGTACTAGTTCAGTGGATGAAACCTGGAACGACCAACTAGCGACGCTCCACCAGGCCGTCGCAGCAGCCGACGACGAAGCCAAGCGTGCACGCCAAGCCCGCGACGACTACATCCGGCAGCTCGTCGCCGAAGGAGTCACCGCGTACCGCATCGCGAAGAACCTCGGACTGTCCAAGAACGCCGTCGTCAAGATCGTCCGGGCGTGACGAAACGCCCCTCCCGCCGAAGCGAGAGGGGCGTTCGTTCATCCGAGATCCCGAGCAACCACCAGGCGCTCATACCCGACCGAGGGCGCCGTGGTAACCGCACCAGACTTCGTGGCTTCCACCTCGACGTCGTAGTGGCCGATCGGCAGCGTCCCAGTCAAGGTGTGCGTCACGACCCCATTTGGGGCGTCCGTCACGGTGCCCCCGGCCTCGACCGACTCGGTGGCCCCGACCTTCCGAAACAGCAACCTGACTGTCGCCCCGGACAGGTCCGCGTTCACAGCCCACGCAATGGTGTGCGTGTCGCCGTACTTGACCGTGATCACGTGGCCTCCACTGGTGTGAGTGTGCGGTTTGGTGCGTCGGCTGGCGCGAGCTCGACCGGTTGGGTGATCCCCGTGAGCGTGAGCAGCGACGGCCAGGGGATGTCTCCGGACCCGGTTACGTTGCCCGCGACAAGGCTGACCGACGCGACGGTTCCCGCCACCGTGTGGTGCGCCGTGACGGCCCCGTTCGTGGTCGACACGGCGGCCACAATCCCCGCACCGACATGCCTCGCCGTGACCGAACCCGACGCGCTCGAGGAGGCGGCGACTGCCCCTGCAACCGGGAGGTTCGTAGACCCCGTGTCGGACGTGACCGCACCCGACACGGACGACACGGCGGCGACGGTTCCCGACACGACGTGCCGTGAAGTCACCGCCCCGAACGTGCCACTCACCACGGAGATGACACCCGATACGTCGCCCTGGCCCAGTACCGAACCCGCGACAGTGAACACCGCCGCAACCGCACCAGACACAGGCAGCCGGGCCGTTACCGAACCCGCAGCAGACGACACCGCAGCAACCGAACCCGACGCCACATGCCTCGACGTCACAGACCCAATCGCACCCGACAGAGCAACGACCGTGCCCGCCGCCGAGCGGCGAACCGTCACGGCCCCGGACACAGTCGACGTACCCGCGACCGTCCCGGAAACCGAGTGAGACACAACCAGCGGGTCCGCCTGGAACAGGTACAGCCAGTCGGAGTCGCCGGAGGCGTTCGCACCGGATGATGCGATAGAGCCCGACACGGTCATGCTCGTGGACGTGCCGTTCGTCGGGTCCACCCTGCGCAGGGTCCGGCTGGTCGACCCCAGCTTGGACAGGTCGACGGTGAACGCCCGCGCAGTTGGAACGTACACGACACCGACCGTGCCGTCCGTCGCCACGGACGCCGTCGCGTAGGACGACTCCAACGGGTCAACGCCCGAGAAGTCCTGCGTGCCCGACGAAGGCTGCGTGCCCTGCCCCGACGTGAGGAACACGTTCGACGCGTCCGGGACCAGCTTCCACCACGGGATCGACTCGACCGCCTGGTGGATGGCCTGCGCCTGCGTGTACGCGGCACGCGGGATGGACGACACCCACCCCGCCTGACCGCGCCACTGCTCCGTGCCCATGAAGTCGCCCGCGACACCGGACGAGTAAGCCCACAGGCGCGCCCGCCGCAGCGTCTCGTTCGTCGTGGACGGGCCACCCTGGTTGTTCTCGTTCGAGTAGTTGCCCTCACCGAAGATCACCGGGTGGGACGCGAGACCGAGCGCACGACGAACCACCGGGTAGGGCGGCTCGTAGATGTACGTGAACTCGAAGTCCGCGATGGGCAGCCCGGTGTGATCAGCTGACGTGGACCCGGTGTAGCGGGTGCCGGACGGCGGCGGGTACAGGTGCGTCGTCACCAGGTGCGTATCCCCGGTCGCGCCGATCGCAGTAGCGAGCGTGTTGTACGCGGACACGTACTCCGCCCAGACGGCGGCGTTGTTCGGTGACCCGACAAGGTCGGCACCGTAGTCGCCGCCGATGACCCAGATGACGTTCGGTGCCGTCTTGTACCGGTTGCCGAGGAACGTGCCGTAGCCCTGGATCTGCGTCGTGGTCTGCCCGGACAGGACATCGGCCGCGCTCCCGGGTGACCCCTGGGAGGCGTAGGCCGGGACCATTGCGATGGACAGGCCGTACGTCTCCGCGGTGGTGACGAACTGGTCCACCCGGGTCCAGTACGCGCCCGACGCTGTAGACCAGTCGCCGAACGTCGTGAACGGCTTCAACCCGTCGTAGGTCTCGGCCTCGGCCCGCACGTAGGGGCCGCCACCCGCAGGCAGCGGGACGAGGTCGAGGATGATCGTGTTGAACCCGACGGACGCGAGGTACTGGCAGTAGGTGGTCCACTGCGCCGGAGTGGTGTTCGCCATCGCGGACCACGGCGAATCGCCCTTGAGGAGGACGGGTTCGCCGTCCTGGTCGAGGAAGCGGCGGCCGTCCGTCGTGGTGACGAACTTGCCCTCCACCGGGGCGGGTGTGGCGTCCGTGACGCGCAGCGACACTGACTGCGGGAGCCAGGGCGTGATGCCGGACGTCGGCCCCCACGTCGCCGCGGGCTGCGTCCCCGTCGAGGCGGCGACGATGTGGGCGAGGCCGGCAACCATCGGGATGCCAGCGCCATCCGGCGTGGACCCGACGCGCGTGTTCGACGTGCCCGTGGGCGCGGACCGCGCCGTCGTGTCGTCGGGCCAGTCCGTGAACCCGAACAGCACCAAGTCACCGGCGGTCACACCGATGGCGGGCGACACGTTGCCGTCCGCGCCAAGGAAACCCGCCGCCGACACGAGCCGGTCATACCCGGCCAGGACGATCGTCGTCGGCTCATCACCGGCCGACTGCCCCCACACCGCCCCAGCAGACGTCGTGCCCACGTACACGTCGATGCGCATGTTCCCGCGCGACCGCGTCTGGTACAGGGTCCACCCGGACGGCGGCGTGACCGTCTTCGTGTGGTAGCGCCCGATGACCGCGATAGCGCCGACCGTCCCCCCGGGCGGGGTGACGGTGATGTTCGCGCTGCCTCGAGCTCCGGAGGCCGCGGTCCCTACGACGGTGGGTGTAGCCACGGCCGCCCCCTCTCAGATCAGGTGAGCGTGACCTGGAGCGCCCCCACGGCCCAGGACAGGGTGTCTCCGGTAGCGACGGTGCGGGACGACGCAAGCGCGGTCCAGTCCGTGCGCTGCGTGCCAGCGGTCGACGCGGAGTAGACCGCGAAGTGCGTGATCGTCGCGCCCGACGAAGCAGCGGCAGACGTGAGCACGTTCGCGTTCGCCTTCACCGACGGGTCAGCCGAAGTCGCAGCCGCCCAGCCCGTAGCCCCCACCGCGGTCCGCGCCACAGCCCCGGACTCACTAGTGCCGTTCGCCGAATACGCGACGTAGTCAGTGCCCCCGGTGGTCGGGAAGCGGGCGTCCAAGGTCGCCTGCGCCTCCGCGTTGGTCAGTCCAGCCATGGCGGCCTCCTACTCGTTTTCCGGGCAGCACTCGTCGGCTGCCCGGTGGGATGGGTACTCGGTCGTGCAGATCTCGCAGGCGAACATGAGTCAGAGCGGAGTGGTGTACGGGCGGGCAGGCGTCTCGTACGTGGGCGCGGCCTTGGTGCCGAGGAGGTACCCGAACCACGGCCACCGCTTCTCGAGGACGCGCACACCCGCGTAGTAGGCGGCACTTCCCGCGACGACCAGGGCGGCCGTGAGCGCGCCCTGAGCCTCTTCGGGGACGGTCACACCGAGGGACACAAGCCACCCAATGAACCCGCCCACGAGGATGGGGACGTTCGTGCGGATCAGGGACACAACGAAGTCAGACACGTCAGTTCTCCTTGGGGATGTCAATGGTGACCTTCACGCCGCCCTTGACGGCCTGCGCTGCGCCCGTGCGGGCCGCGGAGACGATCTCGTCCGCGGTCAGGCCGGAGCCCTTCGCGAGTGCGTCGAGTGCCGTGCGCAGGCCGGCGTTCTCACCGCGGAGGAGCGCCAGGCCGTTGTTCGCGTTCGCGAGCTCCTGGAGGGCGTTGACCTTGCCTGCGTCGCCGCGGTCCACGGTCGTGCCCCACACCTTCTCGGCGGCAGCGGCAGGGACCTTCGGGACTTCCGCGACGAGGCCGTTGACCTTCTCCGAGATTGAGCCCTTGAACCCGTTCGCGCCGGTGGTCTGCTTGTGCAGGTCCCGCACGCGGGCGAGGAGGGAGTCGTCGACGGGCAGGTTCTCCCCGCCGCGCGCTCCGATGGAGTCTCGGATCTGACGAACCGCCAACCAGAGTTCCCTCTGCTCGTCGTCGCTCAGTGCCATGAGGAAGTCCTCCGGGTTGATGGGCGCGGGCGCGCCAGGGACGTTCGGGATGGTGACGGACCCGCCGCCACCGATCGGGTTCGACACCAGGCCAGACCCGGTGAACACCCAGTGCCACGCCTCACCAACCGATCGGCCCTCGGTGTTCGTGAAGCCGTACGACGGGGCCAGGGAGGCGAGTTGCGCGAACCGCGTGCCGCCGAACCCGCCGAGGCCGGAGCAGTCCACGGCCTTACCCCATCCGTGATTCGACGTCCCCGGCACCGCGGCAGCAGCGCCTGTGACGCGAACCCATCGCACGCCCTGCCAGTACCGGACGTCGCCGTATGGGCCCGAGCCGGACCACATCACCCGGTAGCGCTCCCGGAAGATGCGTTCCTGCACCGCGTAGGGGCGGTACGAGTCCGTCAGGTAGGGAGTCCACCCGTAGCGGGCCTGCACCGCTCGAGCCAGGGCGTCCCAGTTCTCCGCCGCCGGCGAGACGAGTCGCTGACCAGGAGCCGTCGCCAGGGCCACGGTCGCGCCAGTCGGGAACTGGCCGTTCGCGTAAGCCATCGGGTCTCCTTTACAGGTCGTCCGCGATCTCGTCGGGCACCGACGGGGGAGGCGGCTGCGCGTCGGGGTGCCACGTGTCCACCCAGCGGCGAGTGCTGCGGATGTGATCGATCGCGCGCCAGTACCGCAGATGCAGCGCCGCAAACTTCCCCTCGAGGTCAGCCACCCGGTTCCGCAACCCAGTGACCTCGGCCTGCAACGGCGTGATGAGCACGTCCACCTGCGCGCGCACGATCGCGTTCCAGTGCTCGTCCTCGGCGGAGTCCTCCGCGACGGCCGCCTCGACGATCGCCTTAGCCGTGTCGGCCCGGTACTTCTTGATCTGCGGACGCAACAGGAACCACGACCCGAACCCGCCAGCGCCCACCAGCGTCAAGACGGCCAACACGATCTGCCACGCGTTCACCCGTGACCACCTCGCGGACGCCTCGGGATCGACTGGTACGCCAGAACGGTCGCCTTGAACTGGTCGAACCGGACCACGAGCTGGACCACGCGCCACACGGACGAAACACCCAGGGCCGCGATAACGCCGATGACAATCGCCGACCCCCACACCGTCGCCGCACCAACCAGCGCCACCGTGTACGCCAAACACGTACACGCCAACGCGATCCGACCCGACAGCTCGATCGCCCACCCCGTCAAGTGATCCCGCCACAAGACACCCGTCAGAGACACCCCAGCCGCCAACGTGAACGTCGCCGACCACAAGATCCCCAACGGAAACGGCACCAAGTCCGCCACCGACTTCGGCACCTCACCCGCGACAGTAAGAACGGCCCCCACCAACGTGAGAACCGCAAGAACACAAATCGTGTCCGGCGTCCTGCCGAACCTCCTACGATCCGGCATGACAACCCCCTGTTATGGAGCAACCTCGATCAGACCCAGCACCCACAGGTTCGCGGTCGGCGCCGTGATAGTCGTCGGGTCCACCGGTGTGAGCACACGGTTCGTGTTCCGCGTGACATACGCGCGGCAGTTCGTGTTAGCCGTCGTGATCTTCGTGCCCGCCCAGTCGAAGAACTCGACCTGCGTCGTCGTCGCCGACATGGCGCCGAGCTGCGGCTGGTAAATCCCGCCACGGCCCGCGACAGAACCCGTAGCGCCCGTCATCGAATCGTGCGTGAGGGTGAGCGTCCCCGACGAGAACGACAGGCCCGTGAACACCCCCGCCAGAGACGTCCACGTGGTCCCGTTGTACGACACGTAGTCGCTGACCGACTGCCCCATGCGCGCGAGCTTGATCGTCGAAGACGACAACCCGACCGACGCCCCCGCGAAGTACCCGTCCTGCGCGAACGTCTCATCCGGGGTGACCAGCAGGGCCGCGACCTTCGTGCCCGTGAACCCGTAGTTGATCGTGATCGCAGTCGAGTTCGCCGACACCGACGTGATGTTCGTCGGCTGGTGCCCGGAGTCATTCAGGAAGGCCCACCCGGACCCCGAGTTCCGCAGCACGCCAGCGATCACCCGGTACGCCCGACCAGACGCGCCCTGCACCCGGCCCGCGGTGAGCGGGTCAACCTTCGCGTCCAGCATCCCGTCCACCGCGAGCGTGGTCGCAGCCGTCGGGTTGCCCAGCAGATACGCGACCTCGTCGTCCAGGTCCGCGGTCTGCAACAGGTCGTTCAAGTTCGCGGCCGATACAGGGGTCCCGCCGCCGGGCCCGTTGACCCACGTGAACCCCATCAGTCCATCCACCACGACGCGATAAGGGGGAGGACGCCACCGACGTTCATCGACCCCGGGATGCCGTACGACGAGGGGGAGGACACGACCCCGCCCGTCCCCATCGTCAGCACCCGGATGCCGGGCGTCCCGCCCGCCGGGTCCAGCGGCGAGACTCCGATGAACCGTGTGGACGCAGTCGGCGGTCGATAGTCCGCCGGGACCGTGAGGATGTTCGTGAACGCCCCGCCAGCAGCCAACGTGACGGCGCCGTACAGAAACACCTGGTTCCCGTCCCTACGCACTCGAGGCACGTGACCCGAACCGGTCGACGACCAACCCGTCCCGAACGAAGTGACGTTCGCGCCAGAGTCGCTGCCGAGCGTCCGCCAGTTCGTACCGTCCGTCGAGATCTCCACCTCGGCACCGGCAGGTGCGTCAGCACGCACCACGATGATCGGGTTCGCAGTCGTCACCGGCCGCCCCGCAGTAACCATCGCAGCCACGACCGCATCACGAGCCGACGTAGAAGCAACCGGCACGAGAGACCGGATCGACTCCCCCATCAACCGCAAATCAGTCGTCAACGCATACGCATCCGACCCGGCCGGGGTCCGCACATTCTCAGGGGACACGTTAGGCATGACAAAAGCTCCTATCCGCTCCCCGAGGAGCCAAAGGTCAGGACTGCCAGGCGATCTCGATGAGCCCCGACATGGGGTCAGTGCCGCGCCCAGTAACACCCCCGTAGGGGTTCCCGGCAATGCCGATACCCCCACCGAAGTTCACGATGTGCTGCCCCCACAGAGGCGGCAGGTCGACCCACACAGGGCCAGAGTTGGGCGGCAGAACCACATCCGACGGGCCAGCGATCCGGGCCACGTCACCACCCGGACGGGTAGGCGACCCGTGCAGGTAGAGGTGCAACGACAGGTCCGCGTTGTACGAACCGATCCGGCGGCGGGCACCCACGTAGAACCTGACCCGCGTCACCGTGCGGCCCACCAGGAGGGCGTTCGGGCCACTGCCGTAGAACCACGACCCCGTGTACGACCTCGAGCCCCACGCGCCCTGCGTCAGTTCCTGACCAAACCCGTACGCGTCATTCCAACCCGACCCGACCTGGAACGTGCCAGAGTCGATCGCGGAGAACGAGTTGACGCCCGACCCCGAAGGCCCCGGCGGAGGGGGAGGCGGCGGGGGAGGGGCGGGGGCGCTAGTGACCCCCACCGCCCCCAACACGGTCGGCACCCCAGTCCCCGACCACAACAGCCGCACATAGTCCCCAAGGCCCGGCGTGTACGACGCGAGGAAGTCCGCGACGAACTGGCCCTCACTCGTCGTGACCGTGATCGTGTCCGAACCCGGAGGCACCACCAGAACCGTCCCGCGCGCCGGACGAGGCCGATCCGTCGGCGTCGCCAACACCACAGCCTGCGCCTGACCCGTCGAACCACCCGCATACACCAACAGGGCGGCGTCACCGTCCTGCACGATCAACGGGTCAGCCCACGTAACCTCCTGCACCACCCCACCAACAGCAACCTGCAAAGCGCCATCCACCGACACGACCTGACCGATACGCGCCTGGGTACGGCCCTCCTCGCGAGGCTCACCAAGCAGAGGGTTACGCTGCACGACGGATCGCCTCCCTCACGGCCTGCACATCAGAGAACGCACACTCGACCGCGAGAGCCATCGGCTTCACACCATCAGCCGTGCCGCTCAACGACATCTGCCGCACGACACCAGTCAGCGGATACTCCCGGCCCGCGACCGTAGGATTCGTGACCGTCACCCAGTCACCCGTCTGCAACCCCGGGTGAGGCAAGCACGTCACATCGAGGACCACGGACCGCTGCGACACCGCAGACCGCAAGCTCGTCAACGCGTCCGCATCCACCGCGCCCTGCGTCTTCAACAGCCCGGTCGCCGAATGGAACGTCGGGTAACGACCGTGCGGCCCCTCCCAACGCAGCGGCCCCGTCGTGTCGAACGCCCGCCCGATCAGCGGCCGGTTCGCGGAGTCCTGCCCCTCCGACACCGCGCCGTTGAACATCGCGTCAAGGCGCTGCGACCGCCGCACATCGATCAGGACGCCGTCATCACCGCCGGACAAGGTCCACACCGGCGCGACTTGAGCGTCCGGGTAGACCTCGAGCTGCCCGTCACCCGTCATGCGGTGGGAGCATCCGATCCGGTCCAGCAGGTCCTCGACGGCGCCCATGCGGTCCTGCTCGTACACGACGGTGCGCGACACCGAAGCGTCCTCGACGCCGTCCGCGACTGACACCGGGACGATGTCCGACAGGAGGCGACGCACCTCGGACAGGACCGTCGCGCCGGCCCGGGGAGACTCCGGGGCGAGGAGCCGGTCGATCACGGCCTGTCGCGTCAGCTCGTCACCCTGCACCGGGACGGTTGCACCACCCGATACCCACTCGAGGCGCTCACCAAAGAACGCGAGCTCACCAACCCCGGTAGGGACTGTCGAGTCGTTGACCCTGTACGAACGCCACTTCTCCACCGGGTCCGACGATGTGATCCGGAACCAACCCAGATCGACCGTCGCCCCGGACCCGAACCGGTAGATCACCTGCAACCGCGAACCGCCCACGCCGAGAGGGTCGTCCACGGCCCACGGCGCCAGTACACCGTCCGGGTCCCGCACCTCAATGTCCAGTTGGCCCTGCACCTGCCGGGCACTGTCCCAATTCACGGACCACGACTCGACAGGAAGGTCAGCCGCAACGACCTCCCCGTCGTACCAGGCGTGCGCGAGGATGCCCTCCCCGGCGCGGGACCCCGTCAGACCGCTAACCACATCCTCCGGGAGAGCGCGCATCATGCCCCCAAAGTCGGGTCCTGTTGGTCATCGAGATACGACGCCCCAGCGGTCACGGCGAGACTCTGCCGGTACGCGTAGTCGTAGCCGTCGTACACGGCCTGCACGTCGTCATAGGTCCACAACGGCACCAGCACGTTCAGCGACGGCGGCGTGACCTGGTCGCCCGACAACGCCCAGTGCGTCAACGTGCCACCCCACGGAACAGTCAGAGGCTCCTCAGACACGGACGCCGCCAGGTACATGAGGTCCGGCAGGTCACCCCACGCGGGGAGAGTGCGGACCAGCACCGGCGCCGCCGTACGCAGCACCTGACGCAGCGCGGTCGTCTGCTCGGCCGCATCCGTGAACACCGAGAAGTCCACACCCGACGCGACCATGCGCTGACCCATCAGCCCGACAGGCGTGTCCGACCCCAGGATCTGCGCCGCACTCCACCCCATCGCGTACTGCAACGACGAGAACGCGGAGGACCGCAGCGTCGGGATCGTGTCCGCAGTGCCATCCTCACCGCCCGTCACCGACACGGCGCCGGAAGGGATCAGCGGGTCCTGCACGAACCCGTGAGCTACGTCGACCTGCACGTAGGCCGTGAGCTCGTCCGGCGTGACCGCACCCGAGATCAACTGCACGTCGTACCGGACCGGGCGACCCAGAGGAACCTCGTAGTCGATCCCGAAGTCGGACCCGAACACGAGCCGGTTCGACCAGCCGCGAACCTGCCGCCGCTTGCCGCCCTCGGAGGAGCGCCACACCGTCACTCTGGACGGCCCGGAAGGATCCAGGCCGTCCAGAGTGATCGCTACCCGCGGGCACGGGTCGTCCGTGTACACCGCGACTTGCAACCCTTCACCTGGACCCACCTCGGGCCACAGGTCAGCGGACGGGAACAGGGAGCCATCGGGGTACGGCACGTCAGAACCCCCTGCCTCTCATTCCGGATCGTGACCTTGCCTGCCCCGCGGTGACGCCCTCGGCCACGACAGCCATCCGGCCGAGCAGCGCACCCGACGCGTCCACGAGCGTGACCGTGTCCGGGAACTGCCCGCCCTCCACGTTCACCTGCGGGGCGGGCGCGTTCACGTTCGGGGGAGCAGTCATCACCGAAGCGTTGCCCAGCGACTTCCCCGAGTTGATCGCCTCGAGCAGCGCCCCGTGCCGCTTAGCCGCATCCGCCCGGACCACGAACTCACCGTTCGACAGGCGCCGCAGAATCGAATCCGACGTCCCAGTACCCGGGCCGTGAATCCAACCACCCGTCGCGTTACCAGGAACATAGAACCCGGCAGGCGGACGAATGCCCGTCTCCACAAACGCCGTCGTGATTTGCACGGTGCGATCCTTGATGCCAGCAAACGCGGCCTTAAGGTTCTCAATCGCCGACATCGCCTGCCCCGTATTGGCGTAGATGTTCGTCTGCACCTGAGCCGGAATCAACCCGAGCTCGTCAGCCAGGGCGTTGGCCTCATCCGCCGACATGCCCGCAGCGGTAGCCACACCCAGGAACCTGTCCCGAGACGTCTGCATGACGCCTTGTAGTTCTTGCTGACTTGCACCGTTCTTCTGCATCGCCGCGATGACATCCCACGTCGAAGACGCAATGCCGTCCAACGCCGCCTGATTGTCACGGCCCTTCTGAGTCGTGATGTCCAGTGTCGCGCCGTTCTCCGCGAGCTTCGTAGTGGCATCGGCAACCGCCTGCTCAAAGTTGCGCTGTGCGTCACGAGTCGTCAGGACGACGCCCGCAGCCTCCTGCTGTGCAGCAATCAGATCCGCCAGCGCGACCGTCTGGTTTGTAACCTCAGACGTCGTCGCCTGGTACGCGCCCGCCAAGTCCTCCTGCGCGCTTGCAGACTCACCATCCAGCGCAGCCTTGTCAGCATTCAGCTTCGCGCCGTTCTCAACCGCCGCAGCTTCCTCATCCAGCCACTTCGTGAGCTGCTGCACCGCACCCGAGCGCCCGCCGTACTGCTTGTTCCAGAACGACGCCCCGTCCGAGTACTCCTGCATCGCGGCAGTGACCCGCTCAACAGCCCCGGCCTCACCCTCGACGTAGCCGCGCACATCCTCCGCGGCAATGCCGATCTCGTCCATGAGGTCCACGGCAGACTTGCCACCGTTGACGAAGCTGTCCCACCAGTTGATCTCCCGGCCGGACAGCCGCTCCGACAACTTGTCCGCCGTCGAATCCGTAGCGTTCCCGACGTCGTCAAGCGTTGCCGCGTACTCCTGAGCGGCAGCCTTCGCGTTCGCCGCGTTCGTCGCCCACACCGCGATCGCAGTCGTGGCGATGGCGAGCGCACCACCGAGAAGACCGGCCGTCGTAGCAGCCGTCTTCATCGAGATGTTCATGCCAGCGAGGGCACCCTTGACGTTGTTAATGCCGATCGCGAGCTTCCCCAGGCCGGCGAGCCCGAGGGCAACCAGGCCGCCGCCGCCGACCAGCAGCGTCGTCGCGTTCAGAACCGGCTCAGGGATTTGCGCGAACGCGTCCACGACGGACTCAGCGCCCTGCACCAGAGACCGCAGCCACTCGTTCGCACCAGACCCAGACGAGAGGATCAGCGACTCGAACGACCCGGACAGCGCCTCGAGGTCACCCTTGAGGTTGTCCAACCGGAGGGCGGCCTGCTCTGCCGCGTAACCCTGGTCGTCAACAGCGCCGATCCACTCCTGAACCCCCGCCGCGCCCTCCTTGTACAGGACGTTCGCCGACCGGATCGCGTCCGACCCGAAGATCGTCGCCAGAGCCGCGTCACGCTGAGCCTGCGGCAGGGGCGCAAGAGCCTGCTGCAACTGCCCCGCCAGGTCCGACATCCCTACAAAGTTGCCCTGCGCGTCATACGCCGAGATGCCGAGGCGGGTCATCTCGTCCGCCGCTTCCTTCGACGGGTTACCCAGTCGGAGGAGCATCGTCCGCAGAGACGTACCGGCGTCAGACCCGAGCAGGCCGGCAGAGGCGAACGCCGCCAGGGTGCCCGTCGTTTCCTCGAGCGAGAGCCCGAACTGCGACGCCACAAGGCCCGACTGCTTCAACGCCTCAGCCATATCGGTGACGTCACCCTGCGCCTTACCCGCACCCGCCGCCAACAGGTCCGCGACGTGCGCCATGTCCTCGCCGCCGAGGTTGAACTGAGTCATCGCCGTAGCAGCGATCTCCGCAGCGGACGCCACATCCAGCTCTCCCGCAGCGGCCAGATCCAGCGCGCCCTGCAAGCCCCCACCAAGAATGTCCGCTGTCGAGATACCGGCCTTCGCCAGGTTCTCAATCGCGCCGGCAGCCTCCGTCGCCGAGAACGACGTCGCCGCACCCGCATCGATCGCCGCCTGACGCAGAGACTCCAACTCCGCACCGGTCGTCATCGTCGCCGCAGCAACCGACGACATTGCCGCATCGAAGTCTGCGAACGTCTTCACCGCGTACCCGAACCCCGCAGTCAGAACGAGACCCATCCCGCCCAGGACGTTCGACAGGTGCGAGATGTTCGCCTCGTTGCGCGACACGAAATCAGACGACCGCTTCGCCGTATCCTGCAACGCCTGCTGAGCCGTCTTCAACCCAGACACCAGGCCCGTAACGTTCGCGGACAGAACCAACTTGATCGACCGGTCGGCCATTTCACCCTCCCGGTTTCGCGCAAAGTGCGGTTCAATGAGGGCATGGCTGTAGACCGCAAGCCCGACTTCACGACGAAGTACCGTCGCCAGATCCTCTGGGGCGCCCTGATCGCGCTGCTCGTGGCTGGGCTCGCTGGCTTCGTCCAGGTCCGCAACGCCGAGATGGACCGCGACCGCGCCGAGTCCTACTCCATGACCATCACGACGCTGGTGACCCCCACGGCCTGACCTGCGGACGCCAGATCAGGGCGTCTCGGTTCGGGCGATCCTTCACAGCGTTCTGCGCCGACCGGAGCGCGTCCGTCACGTTGCACCGCGTGGGCTCCTCAGCCCCGTACACGAACGTCCCGTACGGCGCCTGACACACCTCGTTCGGGTACCCGCACAACGGGCACAGGTTCTCCCGCCGCCACCGCTCGAGCGCCAGCAGCCACTCAACTTCGGTCTCGTCCCACTCCGACTCCGGAGTGCTGGACACCCTGCGACCCGCGTCGTCGTACACGTACGTGGTCGTCGGCTCCCAACCACTGAGCCGCTTGAAGCTGACCCCCAGACGCTCCGCAAGCTCTACTTGCTGCCGGAGCTCGGGGTCCTCTGCCAAGCGGCCCTGTTGAAACCCGGCGTCACCGTGCCCCGGTTCACCAGCAGGAGCGGGATGGCGAACTGCTCCCACTGCGCGTTCGACATCTCGTCTGCGAGCGGCAGCCAGTCCGTGACGGGAGCGAACTCGACACGCTCACCCGACGCTTTGTACGTCACCGACGCGACCGTGCCCGGCTCCACCATCACAGCGTCGATGAACGCGCCCACGTTCACGCCGTACCGCTTGTCGTCCTCGTGGTCCTCGCGCGGCGGGTGCTCGGCCTCGAGCTCAGCCCACCGCTTCCGGGGCAGGGCGCGGAGCGTGAACACGACGACGCTGTCTAGCATCCGGTTCTCGAGCTCCTGGATCTTGTCCTTTAGCCCGCGAACTTCCTTCGACTCGCCAGTCATGCGCGCGTCGACCTGCTCGCGCTGCCTGGCCGTCTTAAGGTCCTCGCCGGCCGCCTCCCACTCAGACTGCAACCCGAGGTCGGTGCAGAACTCGACGATCTTCTCTGGACGCTTAACAGTGATACCCATTACTCGGCTCCTAGGCTCCGGCTCCAAGAAAGAGTGACCCCCGCCCGCAACGGAGCCATGTCACGGGCGGGGGAGTAGAAAGGATCAGGCGCCAGCGACGACCGCAACCTCGGTCTGCACCCCACCAGTGACGAAGCACTGCCACGTCGACCGGATCACCGAGTTCGCCTCAGGGGCAACATCGGTCTTCACGCCCGGCTTGAACGGGATCACCGTCACCTTGTCGCCCGTCGCCCAAGCGTCATCGAACGGGACACCACGACGACGCACGAGGTAGAGCTGCGTTCCCTCAACGAGCGTGTCGACCAGGACGTTGTCCGTGGCCTCGTTCGCAGAGTTCGTGTTGTCGATCCCCGTCAGCGTCAGCCCGTACGTCTTGCGACCAGGCTGACCAAACGTCTCCGTCGAGCACAGGCGCTCATCGGTGATCGTCGCCTGCTCGAGCGTCATAGCGAACCCGTCCGGAGTCAGGTAGCACGACACGTCCTCAGTGGTGACAGCGTTCAGCTCCGTCAACGCGGGCGCACCCGGGTCAGCGAGAGCAGTAACAATTGCCGTCTTGACGTTGCCGTCAGACGGGGTGCTAGGAACATCAGCCACGATGGGCCTCCTCTGTGTTGGTCCCCGTCTGAGGGGCTTCCGTCACCGCACCAGGAAGGGCGGCGAGACTCAGGTAGTGCTTCGGTCGACGCGGCAGGTGAGCAGGCGGATACGCCTTCTTGCTCACTCGGTCGACCCCGACACCGATACGCGGGTCGTCTTCCCGCAGGTCGTACTCATGGCGCGTGTCGCGGTCACGCACACGCACCCACATCAGGCGGGCCATGGGAACCTCCGGGCATGCCAAGGAGCCCGACAGGCGAGCGCCTGCGGGCTGAAAGAACCGCGGTCAGATCAGCGTTGCGGTGTACTCAAACTCGAGGACGGAGAACATCGGGTACCGGCCGCCATGACCCGGGTCAACGTCACGGTCAGGCTCAGGCGCGCGCGTGTTGAACAGCTCAATCGGCGAAACCGACCAACCCGCAGTCACCGGCCGTGCACCCTCAAGCCCATCAACCACGTCCTGCGCGACCGTCCGCACACCCTCAGCCGTGCCAGCCGTGACCGTCACCCGGATCAGGCAACGGTGCGCCTGACGGGACCGACCAAGAGACCGCGACCACACGTCCGGGATCGACTGGTTCACCACAATGAAAGCCGGAGGGAGGACACCGTCCGCGTCCCCGATGGTCTGCCCGTCAAACGCCCGCAACCCCGCACCACCCGGGTCACCCTCGGCGCCCACCACAACAAACCCCGCAGCACCCACCAGGCCAAGCACAGAGTCAGCGAGCATCCCGCGCGCCTCCTCCACCGACACCAGGACGAAGCCAGTCACAACAGCCCGCCCAGGAACTTGTCCAAGTTCTTCTCGAGCGCGTCACCGGCAGCCTTGAACGTCCCATCCAAGTCGACCGTGCCACCGCCACCATTCGACCCACCGAAGTACGCGATGTTCGCGATAGCGCCACCACGACGGCCCTTATCCGGACCAACCTCGTAACCCACCGTGCCGACACTGAACCGCGAGTCGTACGTGACAGACCCCGCAGCGCCACGGAAGTGCCGCGACCCCGCCAGATCAGAGTTCATCTGGTCCTTCAACTCATGCGCCTCGGTCCGGACGATCGGGTCAACGTCCTTCACCGCGGCCTCAGCAGCCTTCGCCACATCAGACGCGAACCGGTACAGCTCAGCGGACCCATCCATCAGGCACCCCCGAACCCGTTGTTGTCATCCACGAGCAGGCGGTACGACGTCGCAAACGACTTGTGCAACAAGCCCTGCACCACATACCGGCGACCCACCAGATTCGAGTCCAACACAGCAGCCGTCACCGTCACCACGTCACCAACACGCGGCACATATGTGGCGATCGGAAGATGCACCGTATACCGCTGCACCGTAACCGTCCCGCCACCAACCTCAGGCTGCTTCTCAAACGCCTCATACGTCTGAACCTTCGCCTTGCCGGTGTACACCACCGACGTCGTCGGCTGCCCTGTAATCGGGTTCACAGCACCAGTCGGACGGCTCACCGACACCGCGTCAATCATCAACGCCTCAGCGCGCTTACGGCCACGCAAAACCGTCGACCGGGCACTCATCAGTAACTCCCAGTAACAGCAACCCCAGCACCAAACCGAGACGCCAAAGAAGCCCTCACACGCGGCGGCAAATCCATCGGCGACAACACCTCAGCGTCACCCTGCCGCAACCCATACTGGTAGTCGTCAATCCGCTCATACGCCATCGAACGACGAGGGTCGTAACCCTCCTCGGCAGCAGCCATACCAGCAGCCACCAACGAGCAACACAGGTCAACGATGTCCGCCGGCACCTCGTCAAGGCCCTGCGTGTACGTCAGCGAGACGTTCGACGGACCACAATCCGCCTGCCACCCACACGTACGCCACAACCGGCCCGACACAGCGCGCCAATCAGACACCGGGTCATCGTCAACGAACACGTCGACCACGTCCCGCGGCGCATACCCGGGCAGCCACAACCAAGGCTGCGACGTGCCCGGGATCGTCACATCAGCCGTAACCGCCGAGATCGTCGACCCCGCGGCCTCACGGATCGCAGACGACGCCGCATCAAGCAACGCCTCCACGCGAGCCGTATCCGTCGTGTCAACACCCCGAGCCGCCAGGTCGGCCACTGTCGCAAGAGGAACAAGAGCCACAGTGGCCTCCCTGGCAGCATCGAGAACGGATCAGACAGTCAGGCCGCGCATCACACCGTGCGAGAGCTCGTTGCCCCACTTGAGGCCGATCTCGCCGTAGATCTGGGTGCGGTCCTTCGCGCCCGTCTTCGCCAGCTCCTCCTCGAACAGCACACCCTTTCCGGGGATGCTGAGGAAGACCGGGTCAACCTGCTCGAGGCTGACAACCGCGAGGGCGTCCGGGGGGAGCGCACGGTCCACGACGACGTTGAGGCGACCGAAGTCCGTCTCAATCGTCTGCACGTCGAGACCGGCAACGTTCCGGGTGCCCGAGTAGGCGTCCGACTGGCCGTACGCCGTCGCGTAAGCAGCGGTCAGGGAACGCTTCTGCCGGGACGACGCGAACAGGGTCGCCGTCGCCTCCTGCGAGATGCCGCCCGAGTCGAACACGCGCTGCATGAGAACGCCCAGGCTGTCGACCGTCAGCGTCGTCTCCGCGGGGACGACCGAGATGGTGCCCGTACCAAGCGTGATCGCCGCACCACCAGAAGTCGCGGCCAGCTTGAAGGCTGTGGTCGACGTAGGCGACACGACGTAATACACGCGGTCGAACCGGAGCGCGGTACCCGAGAACGCCGTCACAACAACCTTGTCACCAGCCGCGTAGTCGTGCGTCGCGGTGACCGTGTCCGTCGCGGTCGTACCCGAGATCTCACCCGTCGCGATGCGGTTCGTCGAAATGACCGACAGCATGCCGGCAGACTGGCGAGCCGTCGCGTTCGACGACGGCTTGACCTTCTTGCCGTGCCAAAACGTGTAGTTGACGTCACGCGCGATCGTCTTAAGCGCGTTCGCCACCTGGTGCGAGTGCTCATCCGTGACCGGGTTAGCCTCACCGTCAGCCGAGTGGAACGGCGCCGACCCAGGGGTCGCGTACTGACCCGTCGCGGCCTGCTTCGTGTACGACGTTTCGACCGTCTCGTGGAAGATCTGCACGACGTTCTCAACGTTCGCGCGCACACGAGACTCAGCAGTCGGGGCGTCCGCACCCTCAAGGCGGGCACGGATCTCCGGGTCGCGAAGATCCTCCGTCTGCCACTCAAACGCGGTCGACGTGGTCTGCTTACCTCCGCCGAGGCCGCCCGAGAGCGACAGGAGGGGGGTGTCCGTCGGGGTGATGGCGATGAGCTCGCCGTGGTAGTTCGGGAGGTTGAAGGTCGTCCCGAGACCGGTGATACCAGCCACTTTGTTCTCCTAAGGGTTACGCGGCCTCAGCCCGGATGTGGGCGAGACGCTGTCTGATGGCGATGCGCTGCTCAGGAGCCGCCGTCGCCAGCGCCTCCGTGAGCTTCTGTTCCTCCGACTTGGCGTCCGCCTTGCGCGCACCCTGATCGGCTGTGCCCTGGAACCGCGTGCCTTGCGCAACCGCGAGGTAGGGCTTCGTGCTGATGAGACGCTCAAGCGCCTCCCTGACGGCGGCCGTGTCGACCTCACCGTCATCACTGACCTCGATCTCGTCGAGGTCCAAGTACCGCAGAGCGTCAGCCGGGTCGTTCAGCTTCCCGGCCGCGAGAGCACGGATCTCAGCCTTCTTGATCCGCTCATTCGCCTTGCTCAGCGCCGTAGCCTCAACGGCCCGGCGCTCCTGCTCCGCCTTGAACTCCGCTTCCTTGCCCTCGATCTTGGCGAGCAACGCAGCAGCCTCAGCCTTGGCCTGTGCGGCCTCCGCCTTCGCTGCGTTCCGCTCCGCCTTCATAGTGTCGAGGGCCTTCTTACCGGGGTCGCCCAGGGCCTCTTCCCCAGGGACAACCTCGAGGTTGCTGGCAGTCGACTCGTCAGCAACCTGCGCGTTCTTGGTGGTGTCCTCAGCGACCGCAGCCGCCTCGGTCGTGGTCGTGTCAGACATGACTCTCCTTGCGAGAGGGGTGAACCGGGCACGTTGCGTGACCGGAATCTGTGGGGCTACTGCAAGTAGCCATTCGCGCGCAGCAGGCGCAGGTAGTCGTCGCGGTTCTTCGCGACACGCGCGATCGACTCAGGCATCAGGCGCGGACGGCGCCGGGTCGACCCGGGCGCGTTCGACGGAGCCAGGCGGTTGTGCGCGAACCCGCGGCGCGTCGTACCCTCGTTCGTCACGAGGACCGACCGGCCGCCGATCTGCGCCTCACGCATCCCGCGCTGAGCGTTCACAACCTGATTCAGGTCAGCGCCCTCACGCAGAGCATCCGCAGACGGCTTCCCAATCCACGAGTCCAACTCGTCATCGGTCAGCGACGCGACGTACTCCTGGGGGTCGATCGTCAGGTCACCCCCAACAGCCTCCGACGAGGGGATGTGCCGGCAGTCGCACCCGGGATGCCTCTGAAAACCCTGGTTTCGCTTGAACCACTTCCCCGCGAGGATCACGCACCGAGGACACGACGGCGTCTGCAACATCCGCACATACCCCGTCACCGGCTGCCTAGACACACCCGCACGCAACGACTCAGCGTTCCGCGCCGTATCCGACAACAACGTGCCCGTCGTCGAGGACAACCACTTCCCCGACGACTGCAACGCCGCAAACGCAGGCTGACCCCGACCAACGAGCTCCTTCGTCCGGACCACCGCGCCATACAGCAGCGACTCCACCGGGCGCCCGTCACCAGCAGACCCGATCAGCGGGGCCGTCCTCGCAGTAGCGACGACGTCAATCGCCCCAACCTGCCCCGTGTCCTCAAGAACATCAGGCACGTACTCGAGAGCGCCCGCAGACACCCGACCCTGCGCAATCGCAGTCACCGACAGCATCTGCGGGCCAACCCGAGCCCACCCCGTGTCGAAGTCCGTCCCGACACGGCGCCACAAACGCCCCACCGCCGCGACAGCCTCAGTAATCTCAGACCGTTGCGCCCGGCTGTACGCCGTCGCCGCCGCCGGAAGGCTCTGCTGCAACACCATCAGCAGCAGCCTCCTTCGCGCCCTGGCCGGCCAAGTACGGGTCCGTCTCCTGCTCCGACTTGATGAGCGCCAGTTGACGCTCAATCTCCGGCTGCGACAGGCCATACCGCTTCTCGAGCACACCAGCGAACGACCAGCCGATGTTCCGGTCCTTCAACGCCGCATCCGAGATCTGCGCATCAGAACGAACCTCAGGGTTCTTCCACTGCGCATCACCAGTCAGCGCCGCATCAGCGACCGACTCGTTCCCGCGAACCGCGGCCATGAGAGAGAACACCTCACGCATCGGCGTCCGGTAGAACTTGTGCGCCTCACGAACCTTCGACACCAACGGCGCATCCAGGCCCGTCAACGTCTCACCGTTCACGTTCCCGAGCTCACCGTGCACCAGGTAGATCGGGGTCCGGGTCTGCGCCGCCACGTGACGAACAGCCACGTTGATGACGTCAGTGAACACGTCCAGCTTCGCCGCGTCCCACTGGGCAACCTTCGCGTTCTGACCAGTCAGCCACAGCATGCGGCCCTTCGTCAGCGCCTCAATGTCGACCGGCTTCTCACCGATCTTTTGCCCGTTCTCATCCAAGATCGGGAGCTTCGGAGGCTCCTGCCCAGTCACCACACGGGCAGGCATCGACGCATAGTCCGCAGCGACGAACAGATACGCCCACAACATGTTCACGGCGTCCTGCATCGAGCGCGTGCCGTCAATGTCGGAGATCGGCTCACCGGCAAGCATCGGCCGGTTCTGGAACTCAACCACCGGAACCTTGCCCAGCGGGTTACTGATCGGCCACGTGTTGTCGTCACCCTGGCGCGGAACCCAACCGCCACCCGACAGATCAGCCGTCGAAGCGATCAACAGGCCCGACTCAGTCCGGCCCTTCTCAATCGCACCAGCCGTGACCGGGCGCTGCCACTTCCACACCGCGTCCGCCTCATACAGCGTCGCGAACTCAAGGTCATCCTCACGCCACGACTTCAACCCGAACTTCCGACGACGCGGCGACTCCGGGTCATAATCCACAATGACCTGCGCAGGATGCTCCCACGTCAGAGTCGGCTCATCATCCTTAGTACCCCATACGATCGCCGCAGACCGCTTCGCGATCGTCGACATGAGGAACCCCTGGGAAGCCTGCGCCGGGCCGTCGTTGACCTCCCAGTCACGCCACAGCGCCTTCTCATCAGCAGAAACCGGGTCGCCATCCTCACCCAGACGAAACCCATACAGCTCCGTGCGCTCACCCGGCGCCGAACCAACCACGCCACACCAGTTGTCAGCAAAGTTCTTATACCGGTCCCGGTGAACCTTCCGCCACTCATCAGACGCATACGACAACGGCTGATCGCCACGAAAGTACTTCTCAAGCGACGCAATCTCCGGACGGCGACGATTCAGACGCGCATACAACGCCTCGGTCTTCTTCAAGGCCTGCTCGGTGCTCAGTACCACGGCACCTCCCAGGCGCTTAGAAGATGAATGCGTACTCCGGTGTCGGCTCCGGCCAGCCCTCAGCGCGCATATCAGACGCCGCCTCATGCGCAAGCACCGACGTCACGCCGGCATCAATCTTCTGATTCTGCGAAGGCTTCCCCAACGCGTACCGCTCCATCGTCTTAGCGATCCGCCGCGCGTTACCAACATGGGTCGCCGTGATCGGGCACCCATCCTGCTTGATCAGACCGCCCGCAAGATCAGCCTCGAAACGACGCAGAGCAGCATACGTAGCGTTCAGGCGCGAGTTACCCGACATCTGCCAAGGCACAAACACCTTCTCGCCATACGTCTGCGCCCAACGCTCAATCTCCGACTCCCACGAAATCTCATCACGAAACCCCGGGTCGCAATAGACGCGCAGGAACGTGTACCGGCGCGACAACTCATCCCACGCAGCATCGACCTCGCCGCGCGGGATCTTCCCGCCGAACTCCTTCGGATTCCAAATCGTCGGACGACGATCCGGCCCAAACCGCGGCGTGAAAATCAGACCCTCACGTGTCTCAAGCTTGATCGCAGTCCAGTCATCCGAATCACTGCCATCAAACCCGCCACAGACCGAAATGCCCGCCGGCGGATTCTCCAACCACACATCATCAACGACCGGCATACGCCCCCGCCCAAGCACCATCCGGCAACCACGAACCCTGCCCAAACACCAGGCGGTTACCAAAGAACCGCTCAGCCTGAGCCGGGTCACGCTGCAAGATCTCCGACGCCTCGGCCTCGATCGCGTCCAAGTCAACCCAAGGCGACCCGCGATACGCATACGCATGAATCCGACGCCGCGAACGCTTGTCCTGATACGACAACCGCTCACCATCAGCATTCCGCAACGACGGCTCAAGGTCCGGGTTCCGGTAGAACCGAAACAAGTCCTCAGACGCAGACTCCCAAGTCTGCTGCGCAACACTGTTCTCCGTCGGGTCCCACGCGTTCGTCGTCTCAAGCGCCCGACCAGACATACCGGCAAGACCACGCCGCTGATCATTCGCAGGCTTCTCAAGACGGTTCGTCTTCGTGTACGTGCCGCTCTCATCCTGCACCGCGAACGTGATCGGCTGCCCCAGGCGAGACAGGCCCGACGACGTCACTGGGACGATACGGTTCATGCCCGCACCATCCGGAGCGCCGGGCAAAGGGTCGACCTTGATCGACGACTCGTGAACCTTCATCAGCGCACCGATCGGGCCCATGGCAACCATGTTCTTCAACGGGCCATACGTGTTGTCGACCTGATCCTCAGACGCAGCCATAAGCTGGATCTTCGGTGTCGGCCACCGCATACCCATCGGCTCACCCGGCGCGTACCGGAACTCCCAGCCGCACGGGCACCCGTTCTCGTCACACCGGTACGCGTCCCCGGAGCCAGCCCAACCCGCGAACAGTGCCGGCCCGGCAGCCTCGAACGCCGTGATCGACGCCGCGAGCGGACCCTTACCCGTCTTCTGCGGGGCGACGATCATCGACCGCCGATACACGAACGCCTGCGACCGAAGCATCTTCATCGGGTCAGAGGTGAACGAGATGCCCTCACGCACCCGGTAATGGTTCGCCACGCAGAAGAACTGCCAATCCGACAGCTCGAACTTGGCGCCCACCGCGAACCCATCCGGGACGCGGCAATGCTGCCTGATCCAACCGTCAGCAAGGTCACCCAGGGTAGGGAAGTCGATGCGCGTCACCTCGGTGGCGCGAGTCATCGGTCATCCCCTCAAG